TACGCTGGGCGTCTTTAGCGTTACGAACCAAGCCGCTGACGTACAGACGGCCGTCTACCTCAAACTCATTGCCAATAATGCGAATAACAGGTATCCATTTGCCCACCCACTCGCGCTGCTCAAGGATTTCATAGCCATTAATCTTGCAATAGCGCACCTTGGGGCGGTCAGACTCGCGGGATTTGATGGGTTTGCCGTAAAACGCCTTGAGCTGCTTGTCCTCGGGCGTTCCAGCAAACGCCGTTTGGTTGCCAGGGTACAAATTCAGCGTGGCTTTGTCGTAGTCGATGTAATAGTAGTCCGCGACCCGCACCGTATTCTCATTCAACCAGTTTGAAATCGACTGGTCGCCCACACCTAGCGACTGCAAGGTCGTAATTGGCGCAGAATCAGGGTACATACGCTCATATTCGTCCCGAGTCAGGTCTTCGGTAACAAAGCAATACTTTGCATCCGCGCCGGTGGGGTCTTGCATGGTCGGGTCCATGTACACCGAAAACGAATTGCGAACACGGCCAATCTTGATGTCTTGGTCAAACGTATCATCGTCGCAATACTCGGTGAGCAGGCGAATATAGCCCTCACCAAAAGCCACTTGGTTCTCGCAAGCCGTGTCATAAGCCACATCAGCGTCCGAGATGTACTCAATGTGCCGAATCATGCCGTTGAAAATCTCGGCAATTTCAATGTCAGCATTGCTGTCCACCGGAATGACCTTGGCACCAGGGCGGTTCTGCCGCTGGTCGTTGGTGACTTGGCGAACGTGCTGGGGCAACTTGTTAATGGTAAGCGTTGGACGCGCATTAATCGTCTGTCCCTGCACCGCACCACGGGTCGCCAACACATCGGCAGGCCACTGCCAATGGTTATCAGGTGAACCGGCGTAGAACTTCAGGTCATCGTTCTCATCCTCACGCGACTCAGAGAGAGCCGACATAGCCATATCCAACCGCGAACGGGCGGTGGCAAGGATGCTGGCATCACTTTTGTCTTTAGCAGAGCCGCCTACAGCAACTGCGGCAGCGGCGGTGATACCAGTAATGTCCATTATTTTTTACCTTTTGGCATGGGCTTGGCTTCGCGCTTGACAGCATACGCGATTGCCACAGCCTGTTTAACTGGTTTGCCAGCCTTAACTTCAGCCTTCACATTTTTGCGAAAGGCTTCTGGTGATTTTGATTTAACGAGTGGCATTATTTACCCCTTTTGGCAGATTGAGCTGGCTTCGCAGTCTTGGCAGAATCTTTAAAATCTTTGGCAGTTGGCGCATTCTTGCTGCCGACCTTGTTCATCTTCTCACCAGAGCCAGCCTTAATACGGGCTTGCTTGGCGTGGATATTAGCGTAAAGTCCAGGTTTGGTAGCCATTTAACTCCCCATCCAACCAGTTGAAACCATATTGCGGTCGTATGCACGTAGTGTACGTACTTTCTCGGTATGTTCCCTATGCGCCACGGGAAATGCAAATGTAACGCATATCGCATCTGCCGCATCAGGACTAGCCAAACCCCTAGCTTTCATCTCTTTCTTGCTCTCCAAGAAAATCGTACCACGTGAATCCGGCTTCATCATAGGCGAAATCAAGTCCGTCTTCAAGAACCGGTCACTCGGAATGCTCGCCGTCTTGAGCCAATCCCGCATATCGCCCCACATCTGCGCCCGCATATTTCCATACATTATAGGGTTTTTTGCCTTGTTGCCAAAATTTATCCCCTTAATCTTATACCGCTGCTCCTTCAACCTATCAACAATCCCCGCACCCAACCCGCCCTCATCAATCACCACCAACGCAGGCTTGAACTCCTCAATCGCATCAATCACATGGCCCACAACCGTCATAGTGTCATCCCCCCGATGCCGAATGATCTTCACAATGTCCCGCCCCTGCCTAATTGCAATCACCGTCGCATCCGCACCAAACCGCGCAGGGTCCACACCAATAATAATCGGTGCCGACTGATCCTTGTACTTCGGACGCTTCATGGCCGCATCCACAATGTCACTCGATATGAACTGGTCATCCCCCTCACTCGGAAACATCCCATACACCTCAACGTGCGCCTGGCTTGAATCCGCACCATACTCCTGAATAATCCTCTCATACACCTGCTTGTCCGTCCCCTCCACGGTCCTAGCATCCACCACCCTCGTCTGCCAAAAGTCCCGCTTGCTATTGAAGCACTCATAAAAGTACCCCGTGTTGCGCCGAGGGTTCGAAAACGCCAGCCAAAAGCGATTTGGCGTGTTCTCTGTAAAGAATCCACCAGTAACCGACCAAATCGGGTCAGCAATACCAGACGCCTCATCAAAGATCACCAGCACACCATCAAAGTTGTGTACACCGGCATACGCATCAGGATTCTCCTCCGACCACAGCCGGCCCTCAACACCCCAGTAGCGCGTACCTTTCTTCAAGTCCGTCTCCACAAGTTCGGTCAACCACTTAGCAGGCGCCAATCGTGTGGCACTCACCTCAAACCAATGCGAGTTAAGCGACATTGCCAACCACTTAGTAATTTCAGCCCAAGTAATTGAGCGCAATTGATTTTCGCTGTTGGCCGAAATAATAGTCGTTGAACCAATGCGAGTTGTCAGCATCCATATCGTCAACCATGAAACTAATGCCGACTTACCAATACCACGTCCAGACGATATTGCTTCTTGCAATACTTTGTACATAACCTCGTTGGAATTATTATTACTTAATTCAACGTTGCTTTTGATATGGTCAGTAATATCTTGCAATATCTCACGCTGCCATTTTCTTGGACCAGAGAAATGTTCTAGCGGTGTACCTTTAACACCCCACGGAAATACATACTTAACAAACGCCAATGGATTATTACTTAATGCCGGACTCCAAAGTAATGCCATTAACTCTTGTTCATCTTCTGGTTTGTATATTGGGGTTTGCATAATTTAAAAATAATAATTTGGAAAAAAAATAAAAATTGTTTGTGGAGGCTCCGCAACCGTTGGCCCTTCAGCCTCGGCCCTACCCCTCCCCCTCGTTGGCTGCATCGGTCGCATTGGGAAGCGCAATGCGCGGTGCAACGTCGATCACGTCGACGAGACGCGACTGCGCAGCTTGCAGGGCGCCTGTGATCGAGATACGCGCGTCCGACACCTGCACATCAAGTCGATCCCCGTAGACCTTCGGCGCGAGCTTGGACGCGCGCCACCGCATACTATCTAGAACAACACGTGCGGCATGGCTATCCATCGTGCCGGCGGCCACGGCCTCTTCAACGGCCTCCATGCGATCAAACAGGACATCGGCCTGGGCCATGCGAGCGCGCGCGTACTTGTGGGCGAAGGCGGCATCAGCCACTAGCCACCTGGTCACAGTTCGGATGTCCGGCATCCCTTCATCACCACAAACTTGCCTCAAACTTCGGCCGGTCTGAATTTCAGCCACCAGTCTTTCCTGAATTTCGCACACTTCGGCCAGGTCATACGCCATTAGTCATTCCCCCAAAAATAGTTCAATCACCATCGAATTATCACCTCAAAAACGCCCCGCATCGCTTGTATCGATGCATCACCCTTAAGGGTGTGATGCGATTCAATACAAAAAGCGCTGTTTTGCCCACTTTTGCATCGGTGCATCGATACGCATCGATTCAAACGATTCAAGCGATTCAAGCCAAAAGCACTGTACACAATCACAGTAACAAGTTCTTAGATTGAGTGCATTGTATGCGCTACAAATGTTGTTACACTATATCTCATGGTGCAGCAAAGGGCCGCACCTAAACACCAGGAGTAGCATAAATGTACAACGTCAACACTATCCCAACCGACCTCAAAACATGGTCAGACATCACGCCAGCTTGCCCAGACTGGCAGTTCCGCATCAGCACTCTTCGCGGCGTTGAGACCCTTTGGCGCAAGAATAATCACCCTGCATTCTATGGCGGGCATCAAATCCAACGGATTGCGCTCGACACACGTCTTGCCCGTGAGTGGTTGGAAGCAGCAGGATACGACACTTTCGCGCTCAACATGGCGTCCAAATAATTTATTAACCCACCGGAGTAACACCATGAAGCAAACAATCAGCACAGCATCAGAATTCCGTGATGCATTTCGCAGCGCAGGTCGTCGCGAACAATTTAGTTATGAAGCACTCGGTCTGCTATTTGAATATTTAGATTCAGTCGATCCTGATATGGAGTTGGATGTGGTGGAAATATGCTGCGACTATGCGGAAAGAACGCCCGCCGAAATAATGAAAAACTACAGTTTAGAAAACGAGGAAATGGCTGAAGATTATCTTTCCGATAATGCACGATATATTGGCACCACGTCCGATGGTTTAATTGTTTATCAACAGTTTTGAGGATTAATACTATGTCACTAGCACTTAATAAAACATTGCAGGAATTTTGCGACAAACACGACATAAATGAGTATGGTATGTTTTACATGGTTACCATGCCAGACGGGTATTCATTTATTACTATGGACGTTGAATTGTCTAATCGTATGCTGCGCGAACACGGCGCACAAACTCGCCATATTATTGAATTAGGAGAATAAACCATGTGTGAACACTATAAACCCACCCCCCAGCGTTACCCGCTAGCCGATATTGCCCTGGCCGTTGCCATTGGTGCAGCCCTGGCCTTAGCCCTTGTTGCATGGTGGGGCGCATGATGGACCTGTACGACGACGAAGATTGCGCCTACATGGGCGATGATTGGCCGGTTGATCTCGAGCCGGAAGAGTCTGAAGCCGATTACTATCCGGAGCCGCTCTATGGCCAATGATTCAGAAATTAGCGAGAAAATCGATCATCTGGTGGCCGTCTACCATTGGAGCCGTTACGAGGCCATGGAATACCTGCTTTATGACGATTACGATCCGGAGGATTGGATCAATAGCAAATGGGAAGAACCATGCTCATTGCCGCCCTACTAGCGGCTCTCATTGCCCTGATTCTCGGCCTTTAACCCTTAACCCCAGCCCACCTATTCGGTGGGTTTTTTTGCGCCTTCAATCTGCGCCTTGGCGTCCTCAAAGCCCCTCCCTATGATGACATGGTGACCGATACCCTTCAGATAGGCGATCCAGTCCTTTTGCGCTGGCGATACCGTGCCGCCGGTGGCTTTCTTCATTTCTATCCACAGGGACCAAGCCGGCACGAATAAATCGGGAACACCCGCTGTCACCCCCTCGGCCTTTAGACTGGCGCCTTGGGCCATACTGCGCCCGCCTCCATTGGGTATTGCGAATATGCGCACATCCGGCCATTGGCGCCTGAACCAGGATACCAGCCGGACCTGTTCTAAGTGCTCTGATGGTGAGGCCGTCAAAATGGCAACTCCCACTCCCACAGACTGCACCCGCCTGGCTCATTCGCAAAATCAGCCGGTGGCTCGTCGTCAAACTCAGCGCAGCGCCCGTCTTTGCTGTAATGGTCGCACGTGTGACAGACCCTCGGTGGCTCGGCTCTGCTGGTGGCGCGGTAGATGGTGACGATCTCGGGTTCTGGGTGTCTCATGGTGTCCATGTCCTTTGTAGTACGGTGAAAAATTTACCTTCGCGTTTGTATTCTATGGCCTCCGGTGGCTGGCCTGCATTGAGAGTCATTGACATTTCATGCAAATCTGCTGCCCCATAGTCTAGGGGCACGCCTGCTTTATGGGCTATTTCTGCCAATAATCGGCGAGACTTTTCGCCTGCGTAGCCGTCATGTGTCACGGCCAAGTATTCGGTCACTGGTGGATCACTTAGCCCGCCATAGTAGGTAAGGCTCAACATTTCTTTACCACTGGCTCGGCTGATGTGCTTGCGCCAAGTCCACGAGGTGACCTCCATGTCAATGCCTTCATTGCCCATGATGTCCAGATTAGACAGTTTGAGCGCTGGCTTTACCGGCTCGGGGAACTCGGCCCCGCAAGCTGGGCAGACGCGCACCGACAGGGCGCATATCTCTTGGCATTGGTCGCAGACCTTTACCGGCGCTTCGCCCTGCTTGTCGCCCTTCTTTGGTGGTGGCCGCACGGCAGTGATGGGTCCATGCTGCTCCACCACGCCTGCAAAGTCTAGGACCATGCAATCGGTCTTGCCGTCAGCTATGCGTAAGCCACGCCCCGCCATTTGTACGTACAGGCCTGGTGACATGGTGGGGCGAAGCATTGCGATGAGGTCAATCATTGGCGCATCAAAGCCGGTGGTCAGTACATTGGCGTTGGTCAATGCTCGGATGGCGCCAGCCTTGAAATCGCGCAGAATACGGTCACGCTCGGCGCTTGGCGTGTCTCCAGTAACGCACTCGGCCACAATGCCCTGCTCTGTTAACGCGTCTTTAATGTGGTAAGCGTGGGCAACCCCAGCACAGAATACAAGCCACGACCTACGCTCACCGGCCAGGCCAATGATTTCCTGCACCACCTTGGCGTTCTTATCGCTGGTGTCAACCGCTGCCTGCAATTCTGACTCGATGTATTCCCCGCCACGCTTATGTACGCCGTCCACCTCGAGCTTGGTGGCCGTTAGTTTGCTGCGCAAGGTAGACAGGTAGCCCTTGAAAATCAATTCCTCAATGCTCACCGGCTCAATCAGCGCGTCAAAGATGGCTGGCTTATCGGTGATGTAGCCATGTCCCAAGCGGTACGGGCTGGCCGTTAAGCCAATGATTCGCAGGTTTCCATTGATAGCCTTGAGGTCGGCCAGCAGGGTGCGGTAGCCGCCTTCGTCCTTATGGCTGACCAGATGGGCCTCGTCAATAATGATTAGATCCACGTGGCCGATCTGCTTTGCCTTGGTGCGCACCGACTGGATACCGGCAAAGGTGATCGGCTCTCCCAAGTCCTTGCGGCCAAGCCCCGCAGAATAAATTCCCATTGGCGCATTCGGCCAATGCTGGCGCATCTTTTCGGCATTCTGGGCGATCAACTCCTTGACATGTGTCAACATGACGATACGTGTCTCCGGCCATGATTGCAGCGCGTCCTTGCACAGCGCAGCAATGATGTGGCTCTTGCCTGACCCCGTGGGCAGCACCAAGCATGGATTTCCCTCGTTGCTTTCGTTAAACCATGTATATAGCTGGTCTATGGTGCGTTGTTGGTATTCACGTAGCATTACGCCACCACCCTAGCATCAAACCGACCACGCAACCGATTAACGGTGGGGTCGCTGCAAGCCGCAGCATTGGCAAGCAATTCCTTGCTGCTATATACGCCCTCGTCTGGCTCACCATTAGCCAAGCCTAAACCATTGATCTCATAGACTGCCACCCAGTCGGTGGGGCTTTCTAGGCGCTTCCACGGCACCAAGTCAGGGTGCAGGACATGGGATTCGCAGCCGGTATATTGGGCGTCCGTTGGAATTACATCGTTCCATTTGGCGCAGTGCCAGGTTGAATCGGACAATGGCGTTGCATGGGCGCAGGTTCGGCAATTGACTTCCTTGGTGGTCTTGCTGCCGTGGCAGAAATCATGCGCTGCGCACATCTTGCACTCAAACCAAGTGGCGTCGGTGCTGATGGGTGGAGGCAGGCGGTCGGTCAGGGTAAGGCGTTGACCCCTTGCAATGGCCTTCAAAGCATGGTCTCGGTCATACTCTAGGCGCTCGGTGTAGATGCGGTCATCATCCTTGCAGATGGCGACATACAAGGCGCGTTTAAGGTCGGTGCCATGCATATATACTTGGCATTGTGTGAAATGCATGGGCTTACTCTTTGCCACGCCATTTTTTTCTAAGTCATTGAATGACTTTAAGCTGTGCGTTTTGAACTCCAATACGTGTTCAGACTTAGGCGCACCAGGCACTCCCTTACCAATCCCGTCCAAGCTGCCGCTAACGTGGCTACCAAAGTCCACCCGACGCTGGGTGCCTGATACGCTCATGCCAATAGAACGCAAGTCGCTGATGATGGTGGCCTCTTCATTCTGACCACGGCGAAACAAGCGCAGGATGCGACCTTTGAATTTTTCCTGCACTGCCCAGCGAAACGACAGCCATAGCCAACGGTCACAATGATGGCCAAGCATAGAACAACCAAGGTGCGCCCGAGGTTTCTCTAGGCGTTCCTCGTGCGCTTGGTCAATCAACGAAGTTATGGTAATCTCTGGTTCGGGTATTTTCATGTTGTCTTTCTCCTGTGGGTATTGACCCCGCCGTCACAAGCGGGGTCTTTTTTTGGGTGGGGGTACTCGCTGCACTGTGTGGCTCTTAGGACTTGCACCTCTCGCGTTAGCTACCGTCCTATACGGTCAAGCCCTCAACAGCATCCGCTTTCCCCCCGAAAACTTACTTCTTAGCCCATCTGCTATGCCATTTAAATGCAATATCATCGTCTGTCAAATGTGAAATCGCACTTGTAAATAAATGTATTGTTTGCAATTCAACAAACCAAGTGCGAGCATCCATTTCATACCAAAAATCACATATAAGAGTAACTTTATTTGGTTTTGAGTATGAATGCCCATCAACTTCAAGAAGTTGCACAGTTCTTTTATTTGCATCAATTTTAAAAGCGTCTGGGACAAACCCAAGTAAGGGAATGCCATCTGTTTCTTCTTGCTCAAAAATGTTGTTAATTTTTTTTCGCAATTGATGGCGCTCCCAACTTGGATGATCAAGTAAAAATTTTAAAATTACTTGTTCATGTTGGCTCATTACTTCTTAGCCCAAGGTGGCGCAGCCTTGGCAGGTGTAGCGGAAGGCGCTACAGACTTGAACGGCGCAGCCGTTGGTGCGGCACCACTCAAAGCGCGAAATGCCTTAACCTCGTTACCTGCATACTCACCAGTCTTCAACGACAACTTGATGCCCAGGTTGCCGCCAATCAGTTGGTCGGTGTCTGATACCTTAGCCAAACCAATTGCACGCATGATTTCACCCAATTGCTGGCGACCGATCTCCTCGGCCTTGGTGCTGGCGTTCTTGATGTTCAAGTTGCCAAAGATCACGCGCCCTTGGTGGCTCGGACCGGTAATGTTGTACTTTACGGCGATGTACTTACCGTCCCCTGCTTTAGTGGCTTTGATCTCAGCGCCGGTGATGGCGGCGTTGTACCAGCCCTCGGGCAGAGGCTCGAAATTGTTGTTGCTAACGGGCAGCGCGTCAACGCTAAATTCTTCGTCTAGAAAAGCCATGATTTATTCCTTTGTGATAGTAAAAGTAGGACGCCCAGGGGTGGACGTGATAGCACCAAGCAGAGGCTGAGTCACGGCGTCAGCTGCCGAATTCCAAGCCTTTGCATTGATCTCGGGTTTCCAGCGAAAAAGGCTGGACAGGTGTTCAGATATACCGGCTTCGGCGGCCAGCACTTGCAATTTGTCGGCGTCGATCTTCTTGTTGATGCGACCCTCCATGCGAATGGTGTAGCCGTTTTCCTCGGCCTTGATGGTGCCATCCAAGTCCTTGGGGATGCCAAAGTGGATAGCCATCTGGTCTTCAAGGTCACGACGCTCTGCAATAGCAAGCGTCTCCATCTTTTTGGCTTCTAGCCAGCGTTGATATAGGCTCATGCTGTGTACTCCAATGCTTGCAGTTCGCTGATGCGACGCTGTATCTCTATGACCTTAATTTGGTAGTCAGATGCTGCCTTTTTTTGCAACTCTTTCAACGCCGCAATTTGCTGTGGGCGTGGATCGTAATTTTCAGGAATATCAAGCTCAATCTCTTGCATACCCACATAAGTGCGATCTGATGTGTCACCGAGTTGGCAAGAAAAAACTTGATAAACACCTTCATCTTCCCACGGATATTTTTGGTAATGAACGTGAACTGTTGTTTTGATTTTCATGCTGCACCACCAATCTTGGCAATGATCTCGGTTAGGTCTGGAGCTTCCCATGTGCCCAACTTGCCGCTGCGGTCTTTGGCAAGCCACAGGCCATCGGAGTCGCACATCAAGGCGCGTTGGGTATTGCCCTCGGCATCCTTCTCTACCCGCAGCGCCAGCACTTCGTCAAAGAAGTAGGGCAGCGACTGGCCGGTCTTGTTGCCAGGCATTGATGGCGAGTAAAGCACCCGTCCCATCTCATCCTGCGTCTTTTCTAGCTTGGCCGTCATCAATACGTGGCGGCTCGGAAGGTCGCGGAATGCCCGAATAATGTCAGCCATCTGCTCCTGCATGGCGCCGTAAGCAGCGCGGGGGTCTTTGTTGACCTTCTTCTCATGGTTCAAACAAACTTCTGCAATCTCACTAATGGAATCAAGGGCTACGCTTTTGTAGTCAGACTCTAACACCCATGTGTAAGCCTCGCGTAAGTCGTCCATACTTGTAATTTCCAAGTAAGGAAGGTCAGCGTCTTGGATGGACAATAATCCACCTTCGGCTGACAGAACAACGGGGCTTGGCAATGTCTTGATGAGCGTTGTCTTACCCGCACCAGCCTGTCCGTAGACAAGCAACTTAACACCATTGGCACTAAGGCCGCCAGTGCGCTTTAACGATATAGCCATGTGGCTCTCCTTGCTGTTTGCGCTTCCGTCTGGACTCAGTTCGAAGCGTGA